ATCGCGCAGGATGTCGTGGTCGTAGGTGACCCAGACATCGCCAAACTCGGGCGCGAGCCAATGGTTGAGTTCGTCCTCAAAGGCCGAGAACAGCGGCTCGATGGTGTGCTGGACAAGCCGCGCACGGGCTTCCGCGTACTGGATGCCAGACAGCCCGCCGTCGTTCGACGCCGAGCCAATGCCAATCATCCGAGGGTCCACGCCGAACGCCGCGCAGATGTCCTCACGCGAGACCCGGCGAAGATCAGGGAACTCAAGATCCGACAGCGTAAAGCCGAGCGGCTTGATGTCCTTGACCGCGCCGAAGAAGGCGGGGACGCCGCGCTTGCCGCGGTCAACCACGCGGGCCGTGTAGCGGTCCTGCATCGCTACCGCGTCCTCGGTCGTGGCCTCGTCCGACATGATGACCGCGAAGGTCGGCGTGCCGTCGTTCGTGACCACCTGCCGCACATACGAGGTTGCCTCGTTGTCCGCCAAGATGGAGCCGATCGCGGTCGCGCCACGCGGATACCCGAACACGTCGGCCTCAAACGGACGCCCCATCTCCAAGTCGCGGAAGTGGAGCATATCCTCGGTCAGCACATTGACGATGATGCCAGCCCAGTTCGCGTAGTCGTACCGGCGCGGGTCGCCTTCGGTGTCGATCCAGACTTGTTGCATCGACTCGGCATTGACCGGACGAAGCGAGACCGGCGGGCGGTTCTCGCTCGGGCGCTCCATCACGAAGAACGCGTTGCCGTAGCCGAGATAATCGACCGCGAACTTGGCGCGGAACTGGCGGGCCGTAAAGCGTGGGCCGGGATAGTCGAGGAGCTTCTGGAGCGGGTTGTCCTCGGGAACGCGAGACTCGTAGTTGCCCTTCTCCTTCAGCACCACCAGCGGCACGGAGGCTACGATGTCAGCCACCACGCGGATGCACGCATGAACGACGGGGTGGGCGTTGAAGCCCTGCACGCGGATCGTGCGCCCATCGCGGCGGTACTCGCTCGGGTCCGCTGTACGGACCAACTGCATCTGCTGTATGCCGTTGGGGAAGTTGGGATACGTCACCGGCATGATGGAACGGGTGGACTCACCGCTCCCTGACAAGGCGCGTAGCGCATCGCTCACGCGCAACAGTAAGGACTTGCGATCGGACAAATGATGGCCCCGCGTTAGGAGTCTGCCACGCACAACACTAACGCGAAAGCAAGCAACGGCGCAACCCCTTACACGACAAACACCGACGGCCCCTTCTTGATAAGAGGGGCCAACGCATACCGCACGGCGTCCCAGACGTGATCGTTGCCGCTGACCAGATGCGGCAGAACCTCGTCGGTGCGTGAGTCGGTCTTGTAGCGCCAGAGCCGGGCTTCTTCGATGGCTCGCTTGCAACGCGGGTGGATCACGATGTCGGTGTAGGAGCGGAGGTGCTGGATGCCGTCTTGCACCGACCCCGACCACTTGGGTGCGCCCTCGCATCGGAACCCGCGCTTCTTCATCTCGGCTATGGTCTCGGGCCGCGCCGAGTCCGCTCGGATGACAAAGGCCCGCGCATCGGGTACGCTGTCAAAGGCGCGGACAAGGGCGTCTGTATCCAACTGGATACCGCCCGCTTCGTAGTCGAGGTACAGCCGATTGTCGTGTGTGTAGCATTTGATGAGGACGGTCGGGTCGTGCGAGAAGCCCCAGTCCGCGCCGAAGTACGGCCCCTGCCAGCCCTTCTCGGGCGCGAAGTCCATCACCCGCCACTTGCCTGCCAAGACCTGCGCGTCCGACCGCGCCCACGGCTTGCCGCCCCAGACGTGTTCGAAGGCTTCGGGATCGGCCTTGAGCAGAGCGTCAGCCTCTTGCTTCAGCACCGCAGGGAACCACGGGTTGTCCGTGTAGGAGACTTTGCGGACGATGGATCGCTCGGGAGTCTTGACGATGTAGCGTTGGTAGGTGCTGTCCGATTCCATCGCCGGGTTGAACGTCACCCAAATCTCGGAGTTGTCCTTGCGGATGGTCGGAATGAGGGTGCGCCAAGACGTATCGCTCACGGCCTCGGCTTCCTCGACCCAGCAGATGTCAATGCCTTCGGTGGACTTGATCTGCGCGATGTCGCGCCGAAGGCCTTTGAACAAGAACTCGGTGCCATTGGCTCCGAGGATAGCCGACTCTTGCACCGTGTAGAAGTTGTCAAGGCCGAGCCGCGTCACTTGGTCAGCCAACACCCGATGCACCGAGTCGCGGATGGATGCCTGATACTCACGCGCACAGAGGATGCGGAGGGGCTGGGAGAGGCCGTGGACGAGCAAGGCGCGGGCGAACTGCCACGACTTGGCAGAGCCTCGACCGCCAAAGGCCACGCGGTAGCGGACGCCCCCGAGGGTCGGCGTGTAGAGGAACCCGAACGCTTTGGGGGTCTGGACGTTGAGTTGCGTCATCCGAACAGGTCAGGCTCGGCCCGTTGCGTCTGCCAATAGGCGATGCGACGGCGGGCGATCTCGACGTACTCGGCCTCAAGCTCGCACCCCAAGTAGCGAAAGCCCTCAAGGACCGCCGCGCATCCGGTCGAGCCCGAGCCGTTGAACGGGTCGAGGATGAGGCCGTTCGGTGGCGTGACGAGGCGGCAGAGCCAGCGCATCAGCGCGATGGGCTTGACGGTGGGGTGGTGGTTCGTGGTGCGGACGGTGCGATTGAGGCCGACCGTGTTGGGATCGTACATCTCGCCCCGATCGTCGGCGGCTTGTGCGCCGTTGGACTTTGCCGAGATGCGTTCCGGCATCCCGTCCAGCCCCGCTTCCCGCTCTTTGCGCGAGACTTTGGCGGTGTAGAAGAACCGCGAGGGGCCACCAGCATCGCCATAGAACGGCGTATCTGCCACGCCGTTAAACTTGCCTCGGCTATGGCTCGTACTGCCTTCGATAAGCGTTGGGCCGCTCGCCTTGCCTTGTGCGCCACGCTCGCCCGCTTGCGCGTCCAGCATCCCCGCCGCGTCCTCGTCGAGTAGTACGTTGGCGGGCCAGCGACCTGTCGATTGGCTTGGAGTGTAGGCGTGACCCGCGCCACCGCCGAAGGGTTTTGCGCCGTCATCCCATCGGTTGATTTGCACCGCATCCGTACCAATCCTGCACCCGTCCACGTTGATCGCCCCCGTCCCGTACTGCGTGACGTTCGCGGCGACCGTTCCCGTCAAGGGCTTGCGAGCGAGGATGATGGGTTCCCACGCGGGCTTGAGGGCCGTCCCCCAGCCGTGCCAACGCTTCGCGGCGTCGGTGGCGGGCGCGGTGATGTCCCACGATTTATACTCGACGCTACCGCCCATTGTTGGCAAAGCTGATGCGCCAGCAGTACTACGCGCTTTTGTGTCCCGCCCCACCACCTCGCGTTCGGCTTCTGCTACGGCTTCTGCAAGATGTGCTACTTCGGGCCATTCAGCGGCAATTGCGGCGAACGTTTGCGTAGTTGGCGCACGTTGCCCTTTGGGGCGTCCCTCAAACCACGACCAATTCGTTGTGCCACCGCAAAATCGTTTGTCACACTCACCAACCGTCAAGCCACGCGATTCGCGAGCCATACGCAATGCCTCACCAATTTGCGCGGCAAGATGCGGATAGCCCCCACGCTTGTCGATCGCCTTGTCCACCGCCAGCGATTTCGGGAAGCCCGAGCCGTAGAGCCACGACAGGCAGTCCCGCACTTCCCACCCCGCGTCCTCAATCGCGACGGCAAGCCGATGGTAGGTGCGCGTCCCGCCGAACGCGACCAAGTGAGCGCCGGGCTTGGCAACCCGCAGGGCTTCCGTCCAGAACTCGACGCCGGGAACGCCGTGATCCCACTCTTTACCCATAAACGACAGGCCATAGGGCGGGTCGCTGACGATCGCGTCCACGCTGTTGTCGGGCAGGGTCCGCATGATGTCGCGGCAGTCGCCCTGCTCCACCTTCCAGTTGTCGGTCATTCGCTCTCGGTAGCGGCGACGAGTTCGACGCGGATCGTGGACGGCGCGAGCGGCCTGTCCCCCGAGGTCACGTCAATGGGGATGAGCTTCGTGGCGAGCGGGTAGAACTTCTCGGGGTTCTGTGCGCCCCATTCGTGCAACGGAATCTGCTCGTTGACGAGGTTGAACGCCTCGATCCACGCCTCGCGGATGGTCTTGGTCGCCTTGTTGGGCGTGCCTTTGGCGCGTCCTGAACCGGCTGGGCGCGGCTTGCCTTTGGGGTATGCCATGC